TAATACCTGTTGCATTTCTAGTTTTGTTTTCATAGGACCTTTATAGTCATATCTCGAAAGTGTAATCATTTTTGGACAGTATGCTTTTCTCCAACCTTTTTCAAAACATATTATAAAATATCCTGCACAAAATTGACTTTTGCTTTTTGGTGTCTTTGTATATACGGGTAATTGTTTTTGTACATCAAACATCGGATTGTATGGATGTTGACTACATGGGTATCCGTGTACATCAAAGTTGTCTGTTTGTATCTCTTCTTGTGGTTTTTTTATATTTGATTCTTCAAATATATTAAATCCAAACTTTGTGAACAGGCTCTCATGAGTGTGAAACACTTGTCTGTCTTTTTGTTTTGTTAAAAAAATCCAACCATTATCGTCTTGTTTTTGCAGGGTACCTAACTTTTGGCCGTTTTGTTCGATTATCCAAAACTTGTCTTTAACAAGTGTCTTTGCTCTTACTGTCATACACTTAACCTCGCATTAAAAGGCTCCACATAAAGTTGAGCCTGCTCACTAATCCTATTTAAATCATACTTGGCACAGAACCGCATGAATCTGACTCCAACTTGATCTATGCTTTTGTTTTCTGCTTTGGCCTGTGCAATCGTTTGATCCAACTCTTCTATTATTGCTTCTGGTTGTGCATGTAAATCTACTAGCAGTTTATTACGTTCATAATCTTCTAATACTCTGTGTTCTTTTCCTTCATGATCAACCCATTTAGATAGCATTAAATTGTTCCATGTATACCCTTTTTCTTCACGATCAGCAAAGGCCTCTCGTAAACCTATCTTGTTCTTTGTGCCTTTAGTTCTAACACCTGGATAAGCAGAAAATATGTTGTCGCTTGGGTCACCTCTCATTGCCTTTTCAAAAATTATCCACTCAGTATCAGGTGCAGGTTTAGGTGCTTTTGTTTTTTTATCAATAACAGGAGCACCTTTTTTATCAAACCAACCTTCTTTGGTCATTGTTTGTTCAGTGACACCATTATATTGTTTAACATTTTCACTTACAAGTTGATTTAGATCTTTGTCTGTGCTTATGATTACATGTTTTTGCTCGGAGTGTTTGTCTATCCATCTTGCAATAAGATCATCTGCTTCTGCTCTTGGATTACGTAATACTGTAACATTAGTTTTTGTTTTAATAAATTCACAAAAATCATCATAACATTCCCAAAAAACTTCGTTCTCTTCTTTTTCTTGATTTGTCATGGCATCAACCGCATCCTTGCGATTTCTTTTATAGGGTGCATAATGGTCCTTACGCCATGATCTGCCTTCTAGGCAGAATACAACGTGTGTGCCATCAAAATCTTGCCATGCCTTTTTTATTGAATTCATCATGATATGAATAGCCATTCCTATTTTCTCACTGGTATCGCCACGTATTACATGTCTAGCACGAAAGAATGTGTTTGCTGTATCTACTAAAATGTGTGTCATTAAGACACCTCTGTCTTGCCGTCGTCTCTTCTGTTAATCTGTACATATCCAGATCCAGTAACATCTATGCCTTGCTCGTTACCGATTGTTCTACAAAGGGTTTGGAACCATCTATCAACAATCTCTTCAGACGATTCTCCAACGTATCCATTTTGTTTTAGCATATTAACAAATTCGTCATTCCAATCAAGTTCAAAAAATCCATTCCTAGGATTGTCCGGATTTACATTCATATTAAGAACCTTTACCCATGGCTCTTCGCTCTTTTTTGCCTTAGAACCTTTTGTATTCTTTTTCTTAACAGTTGTATTTGTTGCTTTTTTAACTTTCATAATACAATTATACCTTATTTTTTTGTTTAAGTCTACCTATGTTCCCCATTTGTTACCAAATAAATCCACGTGCAGTCTTGGTGAGTATTTGTAACCATTTTGCAGTGCCAAATCTGCCACCTGTTTTGCCGTTTTTGCCTGCCCTTCCTGTGTGGCTCCTACAGCCATTAAGAATATATCCGCTTCTACACCAAATTTTTTGTATTCTTCTCTTGCCATTTCTACTTCTTCTAAGTCCTGTTCGTCCTGTATAACAAATTTAAAATACAAATGACTGTTTGGTATATTGGCATATTGTTGTGCTACTTCACCTTTTATTGCTTTTGCCCAGTGTTCACCTGATATTGATAATTTAGGAGATGTTGACCAAGTTATGTGTACTGGCTCTTCGGTGTAATCGCCTGCAACCAATCCTTGTAGGAATCTTTGAAAGTCCGCTTTGAAAGGTTGTGTGCAATTTGTTTCTACAGTAATATTTTTTAAATCTCTAAATTCAGGTTGTCTCAACATCTGTTGTGTTTCTCTCTGCCACAGCATTGGTTCACCACCTGTTAATATAAAATGTATATCGGATCCGTTGTCGTTTGTCCATTTGTTGTTTGGTGTGTAGTGTCGTACTTTTTTAGCAATCTCTTCCACACTGTCCCAAGCAACCAAATGCTTATATCTGCTGGCCCAACTGGCACTTGCATCACAGCCTATTTCTACAACAGGTAAATCTCTAACGTGTTTTACATGAGATAAATCCTGCGTCATGTATGGCATTTCTTCAGGCTTTAACCATTTTGATTTGTCTCTGCCTTGTCCAAATCCGTGGCAGTTGAAGTTACATCCAAATACACGGAAAAATACACTTGGCACACCTACAAAACGTCCTTCACCCTGCACAGAGTAGAATATCTCAGAGTATCTTAATTTTTCCATATATCAGGATCTATATTTTTTGTTGCTTTTACTACATCTTTAATTGTAAACTCTTCTTGTTTTTTGTCAACTGGTTTACCAATGTCGTCTGGATAATCTCTGTATAGAAAATGTTGAATAGTTTCAACATCTACTAATTGATTAAAACCAACATGTGATTCTTCAATATTTTTTTCATTTCTAATAACAGAAGTCATAGCATCATCTAATTGTTGCATATTATCAAACTCCATCATGATATGAAACTCAGGCAAGTTCATTGATCTGAAACCTAATTTTGCTCTTGTAAGCCTATATGAATTCATTCTTTTCATTTCAACCATCTGGTCTAAAAATTTTCTCATCTTAGTTGTAAATTCCATTGCATTAACATCTGAATTGTGATCTGCAAATATGTGATATATATCAGCCAAAATAATCCTCCATTGTTCCTTCTCTATATAAATCTTGCGTTATACAGTGAACTCCTCCATCCCAAAAATACCTATGTCGGAAATTAAACACAATTGGTTCAACCTTGTGCTTTTTAAAATATTCAAAAACATCTTTATTATAATTATTACATATAATTGTGTTTTGATCTATCGATAACATATTAACATCAAATACAGTTTCTTCCACATACCCTAACCAATCGTTTAACCAAGTATTAACAAATTCAACCAACTGATCGTTATGTTCTTCACCTTTCAACCACCATTTTCCTCCAACTTTTTCTTTAAATTCAAAAAATGGTTCTATTGCATTCCAAGATTGATCTGGAAGATATAAAACTTCCCATCCAGGAAATTCTTTTTCGTAATTTTGTATATCTTTAAGAGACACAATACATCCAGGTTTTACAACATTAAACACACCGTCACTGTGGTAACTTCTTCGTGATGTGTGGACACGAAATCCTTGTTGTCTCCAATCATTTAAATATTTTTCAGCAACAGAATCAGGCGTGCCATTATGTATATCCCAGTAAATATCTTTACCAACCATGCATATTACAGATGTGTTAATTGCTCCGGGAGTTGTGCATATCTCTATATTTTTTTTCTCGATCCTTTTAAGTACATCCGCATATCCTTCTGCTCCTTGACTCACAGCATATAATTTTTCTCCAACCACAGCAAAATGATCTCTTGGTGCTGTGGGTGGTCTAGAAATATTTTTTAAAGACCTAAACTTGTCAATGTCTAAAACACTGCGATAAGTTTTTACACCAGCATCATTTAAAATTTTTTCTAATGTTTGATAATCTTCTTCGGTCTCCTCTGCGATTTTTTTCAAAGGGTCCATTATTTTATTATTTTTATAGATAGACAAATCCTTAAACCATTCTGCTTTAAACCCCGATCCCAACCAGCAGTGTTTTAAAGGGTCAAATGTTGCGTAACCTTTGATAGGTATTTTATTTTTTTGATCTGTCATTTTTTTTATCCAGTCTAACTATGTTACCTGATTTTAAATGACCCACAGATTCTCTTTGTATATCGTTGTGTCTGAACTCCGCCCAATATAACTCAAACGCAACACCATCTTCCAATCCCTCAAAAGAGTGATATAGTCCTGGTTTTACGGCTGTGTAGTCACCGGCTTTAAGTATGGTTTCATCAACTAGGTCGTAGTCTTTTTGCCAAACACGGATTTTCATCTCGCCTGACATTACGTAGAAACCATTCCACTTATATTCGTGTTTGTGTTTTGAACACGTACCACCTTTAATGAAATCTATTCTGTGGAATTCACAAGAACCATTTGCTTCGATTAGTTCTGTTGATCCCCAAATCTTACCTGCTTTGTTTCCCATAATGTCTTCTTATTATAAATGTATTTAGACGTTTTGTCAATGCCTCTTAATTATTTGTCCCACTCCTCCCATGGAAATACTATCCAAGCGGGTGCTTCATCTTTGTTAATTTCGTATCCTTGATAGTCTACTTTTATTTCACTAGGTTTATTGTTTATCATAGCCGCAAATTTTATTCTTTCTTCGTGCTTACCAAAATTATCAAGTATATATTTGAATGTTGCACCGGAGTCGTTTATGTCATCAATTATTAATATTTTCTTTTGGAATGCAAATGCCTTTTCTAAAACTGATAAATTTGGTTTTGAACTATGATCTCTTAATCTAATATCAAGTACTTCGTGTGGAATTTTCAATCTGTGAGATAGGTACACACCAGGTATGCAACCACCTCTGTTTATACCTAGTACCACATTTGGCATCCAATTAGAATGTACCATCTGATCTTCTATCTGTATTAATGCATTACGCATCTGACCTGTCGTAAAAAAGTTTTTCTTTATATCATCAGCCATTGCACAATATACCTCGTTCCTCCTGATACAAGTAAAGCAAGAAGTATTGTGTTTA